AGGAAAGGAAAGGAAAGGAAAGGAAAGGAAAGGAAAGGAAAGGAAAGGAAAGGAAAGGAAAGGAAAGGAAAGGAAAGGAAAGGAAAGGAAAGGAAAGGAAAGGAAAGGAAAGGAAAGGAAGAAAGGAAAGGAAAAGAAAACAATGGCAGATAAAATACTTGAAAAGATTGCTCAAAGAGCCTATAATATTTGGAAGGAGACTGGCTCTGCTGATCAGTTTCGTAACTGGGTTCAGGCTGAATACGATATGCATCTACAGTTTAGTGATCAAAAAATTGCAGACCATGCTCATTTTATTCGTCATAGCGATGCTGATCCAAAGAAATCTGATGATCACTATTGGTTCGAGGCACTAAATGAACTAAGAATGATGCATTATAGAGCTCACTCAGAAGAGGGAATAGCTGAGAGAGAATTGTTCAATTCGCAAGCATTACGTGAACGTGAAGACAGTGATGACGAATACGGTGTTGAATACAGTGAAGAATACAGTGACGAAGAATTATAGGGCTTTACTTACAAAAAAAAGCTAGTGAAGCTAGTCGAAGCTAACTATAATCTTTACATCATGTGTACTTATCGTCTTTGTTGCAGATATACTCAACTCCTTCTTTTTAGAACTCGGTTGATCGATTCTTCCTCTCTCTTTCATATCCTCGGTTATTTCCATAAAATGATTTTCAGCATAATCTAAGACCAAATTCTCTATACACCACTTAAAAAAGTTTAATTGACCTATTGTCGTCCTTAAAATCTGATTATCACCATATGTAAACTTTATCCTTTCATGTCTGCAAAATGGATCGAACATATTCTTTGAATACGCCTTGAGTTGCGCCCTATAATTCGAATATATCATAAATTGTCTAACATTACCATCCTTCTCTATCGAATATATAATATCATTCTTTTTTGCATAATTTGTTATCAACCAATCCAATAATCTTAACGATATATGTGATCTTCCCTCCACCACATCCAACATCCTAGTCAGATTCTTAGGTTCTTCATAGAATGTTGTCAATTTCTTCATCACCAAATCCTTTTTATCCACCATTGTATGCGCTAATCCATTAATTAATATCGACTTGTTATTACTTATTGGACTTGCAGCTGTTACATCATCATTAGTATCAACTTTTAAATGCTTTAACATCGGATTAGTAAATACACTCGATAATAACGGATTATTCATCATTTTTTACTATGGTATATATTAAGTCAGATTTCTTTATACTCTTTTTTCGTACCAATGTACCTAAATAAATTATTCTTTTTATTTTATTTAAGAGAAACGCAACCTTAATCTTTTATTATTATTTTTACCTATCCACGATAAAATAATAATTAATTACGACAATAATAAAAATATTATTATTAATTTATAATGTACATCATTTTTTGCTCTATAAATAAAAATATTAAAAGATTAAGAAAAATGATAAAATATATTATCTTTGTTTATTATATATCTATTATTAGATGTCAAACACTGATAAGGTTAACAATCTTATCAACACTAAAAATACAACTATATTTAGCTCCTTTATAAACATATTCCCTTTCAATTTATGGCATACAAATAATAGTAATAGTAATAGTAATAGTAATAGTAATAGTAATAGTAATAGTAATAATAACGATAACAATAACAATAACGATAACATCATTAAAGATATAATAGTTAAAAATATAAAAGATAAGGATAAAAATATATATACAAATACAGAAACGAATATAGATAATACAAATACAGATATAGATACAGATATAGATACAGATATAGACACAGAAAATACAGTTATAAATAATAACAATATAAATAAAACAGTTATAAATGCTTTAAATATTAAAGAAGATAACAGCTGTGATCTATTATTTAATACAGAATCTGAAGAATCCAGTGAATCATCAATCATATATAAAGAAGATAGACCTACTTTTAAGATAGGAAAATACATTGTCTGGGATGAAATTATCGGTAGTGGTAGTTTCTCTGTAGTATATAAAGGCTATCATTCAGATACAAAAAAATTAGTTGCAATTAAATCGATCATTGTAAAAAAGAAAGATTTGCCTAGGGTCAAATTCGAAATATCCATCATGAAAGATTTAGATCATCCAAATATCATTAAATTATATGACGTTATACAAGAAAATGAAAATAAAATCTTCATAGTCATGGAATATTGTTCTGGTGGAACCCTCGAGAAATTTAAAGATCTTATCGAACCTCTCTCTGAATCACTAATACATCATTATATGCTTAACCTTAAAAATGGATTAAAATATCTACGCGAAAAAAACATTTTTCATCGCGATCTTAAACCACAAAACCTCTTATTAACCGAAGATAACATCCTTAAAATATCAGATTTCGGATTCTCCATAAATCTCGAAAATGATCGGTTAACCAGCACTATTTGTGGTTCACCAATTTATATGGCACCCGAAGTTATCGGATCTAACCTTTATGGTGTTAAAGCAGATTTGTGGAGTGTTGGTGTTATTATGTATCAGCTCGTTTATAGAAGGCACCCATACGTTTTCTCAGATCTTATGGAGCTTATAAAAGAAATAAATACGAAAAAAATTAAATTCCCTGAAGCCGATGTCTCTATCAGATGCATCCATTTAATGACATCATTATTACAAGTACAGACCGAAAACAGAATATCTTGGGGAGATTTTTTTATCCATCCCTGGTTCGATCAATCAAACTTTAACACAACACCCTACTTCTTTACTAAGATCAATAAATCAACAAATAACACCAAGAATAATAATCATAATAACCACAATAACCACAGTAACCACAGTAACCATAATAATAGTAATCACAATAACAATAACCATAATAATAACCATAATAATAACCATAATAATAACCATAATAACAATAACCATAATAACCATAGTAACAACAGTAACAATGATAATAATAGCAATAATACCACTGATTCAATCTCTTCCAGTCAAAACTACTCGAATACTGATTCTGATGCACCAAGACTATCATTAGATGATTTTATATGCAAAGATTATGAAAATAGCACAGAAATTAGCAGGTCGGCCCCAGTCAAAAATACCAATTATACCGACAGCATCAAGAAAATTAAACAAAAAACCTATTTTAATAACAGCAAATCATCCATTGGTAAGATTACCAGGAGGACCAGTTGTCTTATTCAAGATAGCATCGTCTCTAATACCCCATTAAATGTACGCATATTAGCAAAAAAATGATTCAAAATCAGATATAATTATTTTATATTTATTATTTTAAATATAAAATATACCAAAATAATCTACATGAATAAAAATACCACTTTCTCCATAAACCACGATCACAACTATTATGCTTGCCCTGTTTCACGCCCAGGTTCACAACTATTAATACTCAGGCTTGAATGGGAAGCTTTTAATGACGATAGCGATGATGAAAATTATAATGTCCAGAACAAAGGTAAGGATAAGGACGAGTATAAGGATAAGGACGGGAATAAGGACGAGGATAAGGATAAGGACGAGGACGAGAATAAGAACGAGGATAAGGACGAAGAAAACGATTTTACATTATCCATAATTAATTTTGCAGGTATTCAATATATTCTTACCTCTCTTCATCGATCAGTTCATGACAAAGTTGTCTCAATCGCCAATGAACTAAATCTTAAAGTATTACCAGGATACCCGTTAGCCAAGGATATTAGCATTTCAAATAATGTTAATACTTATCATTTTCCTATCAATTGTGCAGCCGACAGCATATACACGATAGAAGGTTTTGTCGATGTTAATGATGAATCTGAACTTCTACAACTTAAACTCAAAGAATCTCAACAAATCAAAGCTTATCTTGCCGAAAGACTATCTGATAGTCCCGATAATGATAATGATATTGAACTCATTAATGACTCCAACTATCAATATAAACAGAATAAAAAAACTGAACAAAACAGCTGTATTTAACTCAGATTAATATTCAACATATGCATAGAAGAATTCCGGTCTTAACCTTAATCCTATATTAGTTTCCGGTTTATACATAAATTTATCCATAAACATATTTTGCATCTTATATGTCCAACTCTCTGATTCCAATAATTCTTTCAAAGATTCCATAAATACTGGTCCCCCCTCCTTTAATAATGAACCTCTATTCCTATAATAATCATAATATGTATATTCATTTAAAGCACTTTGATAGATATAATATTTATTATCTTTCTTTTCTATTACCCATACATGACCAAATTGACTATTACTATTATTATTATATCTAATAGTTGCCATCATAACACCATCTCCCATATTTTCTAGTATTTTTGCAGCAAGTAACAACCTTGCCACATTTTCCTCCTGTGATCTATATCTATAATCATTATAAATCCTATCTTTCTCATATAAACACAAATTACCACTAATAGATCTATTACATTTTATTAAATACATGAAAATCGCTCTCGCTGTCGTCCCACAATCATATAGATCAGCTATTAATATTCTGTCTGATCCACTTATCTCATTAAATGATTTGGCCAAAGAATATATCTTATTCTTATTCTGCTCTAACATCAAATCTAAAACCATTTTTATTGATTCATTTTGCATCCCTTTCCTCATTTACTTATCTACAATATATTTTTTTTAATTAAGCATCATCATTATCATTATCATTATCATTTCAATCATCAATATTTAATATACCATTATCATCATTATCAATCACATTATTAATATCATTATTAGTTGTATTATTTGTATTAGTTGTATTATTATTTGTATTAGTTGTATTATTATCAGTATTTGTATTATTATCATTATTAGTATTGGTATCAGTATTGGTATCAGTATTGGTATCAGTATTGGTATCAGTATTGGTATCAGTATTTGTATCAGTATTGGTATCAGTATTTGTATCAGTATTGGTATCAGTATTTGTATTTTTATCAGTATTGGCATTGGTATCAGTATTTGCATTGGTACTTTGAATAATAAACTTTGAAAATAAGTCATAATTCGGATCATTCTTTGACAGAACCGCAAATACAATCTTCTTATAATATTTTCCATAAATTTTCAACATTTCATTAAAATATTCAATAATCCTCATTTGCGGATTATTAAATGCACCACATCCCAATCCTCCCAGAACTAGTGAATCATGATCGTTCTTTAACCCAATCTGAAAAATCGTCTCAATTCTCTTCCTTGTTATAGCTGCAATTTCATTACTCTCATATAACCGATTATATTCATTTAAAGGATCATCTGGATTCTCTATCGTCTTAGGATTCCTTTCCGCTGCACATGCTATACAACTTAACTCAACTATTTCTTGCAATAAATTATAATTATCATCCTTATAAACATACACACTCGGACTATAAATCACTTCACTTTCAATCAATGGATAAAACTCTTGTATACTCGTAACCTGAAAATAATTCGATCGCCTAAATAGATCCTCCTCTTGCGCCATCGATCCTTTATATACTCCTCCTCCAGGAACTTGTGCATTCGCCATATTCAATACTAATGGATTATAGTTATCCTTCTTTAAACCTATTCCTACCATGAATGTATCCTTCGAAACTACCTGAATATCAGGTGGTAATCCATTATTCAATCTATATTTATATAGAGAAAGACTAAAATTATCATCATACATTAATTTAACAGATTTAACTCTCTTTAAAAGACGCCCTGGACCATCCATAAACCAAGCCGTCACATTATTCCAATGATTAACATTTATTTCATGTTGCACTTTATTATGTCTAGACATTTAATTATATATGATTAGATAAAAAACAAATAATCAATTTATCATTTCTTCCATTCTTCCCTTTGATTTTTTTCCAATTTTTGATTTTTGATTTTTTTTTGATTTTTTTCCGGTTTTTCGATTTTTTGCATATTTTACGATTAAATTTATGATTGATTTTCGATTAATTAATCGAAAAAATAAATTAATAATTGTGAGCAAGGGTACTACCTTGATTATTTATTTTTTCCAATTTCTATTGTTTGTATTAAGAAATAATCAGAAAACACAAATTTCTTACCCAAATTCTTTTTCTCTTCCAACGGTTTCGGTATTTTATCACCATAACTCTCCTTATAATCTAATGTTTGATAATAATGTTGTATAGTTAAATAATCATATATACCTACCTTAAAATTCATATGGTAAAAAGATAAATCTATTCCCCACATCCACCTTGTATTCTTCGATAAAAAAGTATTATAATATTTTTCATATGCCTTATAACTCATTAAATAACTATAGAATTCTAATGTCGAAATCTGTCTTACAATATCTATCTTATCACAGTTAGCTTTGTCCTGTAACATATAGCTATAATTATATGGACTATCATGTGTCAATGCAGGTGATATTATATCCAATCCCGACAGTAAATATACTTCCAACAATAGATCAAACTTAAAATTTATCGTTAATCTAACATCATCCAAAATCAAAAATACATAGTCTATATCCACGAAATTTTCCAGTCTTACATATTTATACAAGAATTCACCCAAATATCCTTTCTCATTCTTTATAAATATATCCTTTTCTAAAAATCTATCATTATTATCTACAGCTCTTAATATCGTCTCTTTAATTAATTCAACTGGCTCTTGACCCAGTTTATAACATGTTATATGTATACAAAAATTTATATGTGATGGAGCAGTACATATCAAGAGTCTTATATTGTTCTCCAAGAATCTCAATTTCTCCATAAAATTCGTATCTCCTATTGCAGGAACTACTATCAACACCTTTTCATACTTTTTATAACTACTACTTATCTCATTTTCTCTAATATTTTCCTTTTTCAAATCTTTCTTAATCGACAAATTTACATTCATTACCTTATTATCTTCATTATTATTTTAAAATGCCAAAAAAATGATTATATAAATCTACTCTATTTAAATAAGCTAATATTAAACTAAACTAAATTAAATAAATAAAATGCAATACAATGCAATCCAATACACAAAATCAAATGAAGAGGATGAAATTATCAAAGATATTAAACTCTTAATAAAAACCAAAAATTTAGATAAACTCAAACTCATAAACAAAAAAATATACGAAAAATATAGTCCTTTACTCTATATCGTCAATAATGCCAATACCACCGAATATTCAAACCAAGACAAACAAAATGTACATAGACATAAAATGATACAAATACTCAAATATTACATAGAGAATCTTACCCTTAAATGCAGTAAAGCCTTAAATCGCGCCTTGTATTGCGATGATTTTGAAATTGCCGACTATCTATTCAATTCCGGTTCACAGCTAGATGGTAAGAACTATGTTTACTCTATTAAATGCATTAGATGGGCTTTTCAGCATAACGCAAATTTCGATAAAGATGCCTTTAACTATATTATTACAAACAACTATGACAGATATGAAAGTAATAGATATGATAATAATTCCGCTGATACAGTTGACAACTGCATTAACCTTTTATTTGAGATTCAGCCAAATCTTAAATTAGAAAATGCCAATGAATATACAAAGTATCTTGCTGAATGTGCCGAAAAAGAAAGAATACAAAATCTACCATATAGATGCAGTAACTGCGATTCTAAGACAGATAGTTCTTCCGTTTGCAGTTCATGTAACAAAAATTTATGCGAAAAATGCTGTGCACCCAATGAATTCTGCATTAATAAAACTGATTGGCTATTAGATCTTGAAAATATATGCATTAAATGCAATAAAGTAATATGCTTTTCTTGTATGTGGATATGTTATGAATGCGCAAATATAGGTGATACTGATACTTGTGATATTTGTTATACCTGCAAAAAATGCACCCAGAGTGATAATGTTTTTACAGTTGATTGTCCTTATCATATATGGCAATTCTGCAATAAACATAATAATACTGATATTACATGTGGTGAATGTTCTGCTAATCGCTCTTATCATTTAAAGATGAATTTATAAATAATAAAATTGAAACTTTTGTTTTCTTCTTTTTTCTATTTAAAAAACCAAAGAAAAAAGCTAAAAATGAACAGAAATAATGAAAGTTGTAGTAATACAATTGTTAAAGATCCCAATATTGGCGAGATTGTCTATGACTTAAATACCATTAAGTGGCACGAATTCGAAACACTTGTTGATAAGCGCTTAGAAGAATGGAAGAAGAATGGACAACCAAGTGGACAGGAACTAGCTGCTCTTATTGAAATCTCTGATGATAGCTCTGATAATAGCGAATAAAGACAGGTTTAAGCATATCTATTATACATTAAAATTGATATTAACAGATAACATCCCTATAATACCCCCTTAGGGGATTTACCCTAATCCCACTAATCGCAAAAATGCAAGACTCTGCCAACAACGACAACGACAATGACAGCGTTCGTGACAACGACAACGACCGTGACCGTGACAGCGACAACGACAGCGACAACGACAACGACAACGACAACGGTGACGATGGTCCCGAACCGCTCCCTGGTAGTCAGATGCCTGGACATCCATTGACTGCAGTTTACTGCAGATGCCATGATCAAGGAGTTCTTATTCTAGGGCATCACGATAATTGGGGGAGTATGCCACCTGACTGGCTAGATACCATTTGTTGTTTCACTAAACCGCCGTGTAATTGGTGGTGGCATGGACATATTGAAACAGATGGTACAAATAATTTGCCTTCACAACACTTTTATCTTTCGCGTTATGGTACTGGATGGGAAGTCTCATATTATAACCGTGTTCCCGTGTATGATATTGAAGGCAATCTCCTCACATTCAACGACATTCGCTATATTGTAGAAGAAGTCTGTATCGCAATGCAGGACCTTGATCTGCCTGCTCTAGTCACTCTTGAGATCATCGACCAACTGGTTCCCAACAAAATTAAAATGTGGTCAAAGTGGGAGGTGATCACAGCGGTCAAGCACTTTCATCAGCGTCAACAACACACAAAATAAAAAAACAAAAAGTCGCCGGCATGCAGGGACCCAACCTGCTTTGGTCCTACCATATCGTTTGGTCTTTGGTTTAGCTTTTATTTATATATTCCATATTCCATCTTTAAAAAATTACATATTTCTCTTCGTGTGTCGTTACTTACATGATAATAAGTCTTATTATCATCACAATAGTATCTTGCTTGAACTCTACTTTCACATATAAAATAACGTGATTTAATAATACCTCGATTTTTTGAAACTGTAAAATGACAAGATGTTTGTATAGTTTTGCAAAAAATTTCCCATTCGTATCTATCTAAATGTAAAGATGGGATCTTGCACTCTGCAATGTATCTAGATGTAGTCATTTTTTTTAATATGTAAAAACCAAAGAAATTACACATTCATTCATTCATTTTTTTACTACAATATAACGAAGTAGGGTTAAGGTTTAAGGTTTCAACCGGATTCGCCAGATTAACCAGACTGCCAGATTAACCGGACTCGCGACTGTCGTTAGCGCAGCGCCCGGCCTATCGGAGTGGAGGCCAGGTTTAGCAGGGTTGATAAGGGCTTGCAGCTTCAGCTTCCTGAGTCGTAGCGACGATTCGCTACGACTCAGCGAAGCTGAAGCTGTAAGCCCTTAACTGCAACAATTGCCAATTAATATTAACTCACAATCATCTGGAAAACGATCTTGACTCCACATGTCCTCAACAAATTTTTTCGCATTTTCTAATTCAATTTCACATACTCTTACTCCTTTCTCACATGATCCAGAGGCTACTATTATACCATTAAAACAAATCGATTGACCTATCGTGCATCCATATTCTTTTGATACAAACTCACACAATATCATACTGAAATAATCATCTTCTGATTCAATTAAGGTCTCCCTATCATCATTCTCTGAGCAATATATATCATCCTGCAATACTAATATGATCTTTGATCCATTATCTTTGATTTCATTAATCTTTGCCAAGAATTGCTCTTCACTATAATCTTTCGTTATCTCAACTGTTTCAACAATTCTATCCCTATTTTCATTTTCGATACTTTCACAATCACTATCACAATCACTATCACTCTTTTCATACACCCTGAATTCCTTAAATAACAAATTTAAAGGAAGTTTCATGTGGTTATTACCATATCCAATAACTGTTTCAATCATTTAAAAATAAAAAAAAGAATTACACTCTAATTCTTTTTTATTCAATTTTTCTAAGCTCATAGGCTTTTTCTGAGCACAGCTATCTGACAAACCCAAACACCAAGTCCTAGGCTTTTTTCTAGAGAGAGTTTTTTCTCCCAGGGAGCGCAGCAAGCCTCTTTAGTTTGACAAGCCCCTAGTCTATCGACCGCAAGGGAGTCAAACTAAAGAGACTAAAGAGACCTTTAGGGGCTTTTTTGTCTCTTTAGTCTCTTCAGTTTTAAAAAAGGGCTACCAGATTTTGACTCGATCCTTCTCCTCTCTATACAATCTGTCTCCCTTCTTTACATGGAAACACTCATAAAATTCCTTCATATTACTTAATGGCATATTAATACGTAAAGATGGTGGTGCATGCGTATCATTCTCAATTATATCGCGCAACGCTTCCTCCGTCATTAATTCTCTCCATGTTAATGCCCATGATATAAAGAACTGCTGTCTTTCATATATAAAATTATCCTCTATATTACTACTATAATCATCATGACAATTATCATTATTTTTGTTTTTGTTACTATTAGTCCCTTTATCCATCAGATTATACTTTAAATAATGCATCATCGCATCATATGATGTTAATAATCCTCCCAGATCCGCAATATTCTCACCTTGAGTTGCTTGTCCATTTATTCGCATTCCAAACATTCTTACCTCATTAAACTGCTGCACTATCTTACTAGTCCGCTCTTCAAACTCTCTTCTATCTTCTGGTAGCCACCAATCTACCTTCTTACCATAACTATCATACTTTGATCCCTCATCATCGAACGCATGCGTAATTTCATGTCCTATTATTGCTCCTATCGAACCATAATTCTGTGCCAATATTTTCGTATCATTATATTTATTATTACTATCAAAATCCGTATAGAACGGCTCCTGTAATATCGCCGCTGGAAAAACTATCTCATTCTTCTCAAAATCACAATACGCATTTATTTCATGTGGATGCATACTCCATAACTCATCTTCACTCTTTACACCTTTATTCACTTTATATATATGCCGTAACCATCTATTATAAGTATATTCCAACATAGTCATATAATTATGCACTATATCCTCTTTATCCAAAAATTCTAAGGATATTTCACTATAACTATCGATGTTTTCAGGATACCCTATTAACGGCTTTAACATTTCCAGCTTGAAAAGGGCCCAATCCTTCGTCTCCTTACTTAACCAACTCAACTTTAATATCCTATTCCTAAATGCCCACTTTAAATTATTAACCAATTTCATCACATTCTCCCTCTTCTCATTACTAAAGTGCTTTTTAACATATAATGACCCTAATACATCCCCTAATACATCATTTATATAGTCCATAACATATGCAACATCACTTTTGCCATTATCTTCAAACATTATCATATGCACTATATCAGTCGCTCTTTTCGGTTTTAATAGAGTGCCAAACTTTCGAGCTATACCGAACCGCAAATACGCTTTCCAGACCTTTAATGGAATTTTACTTGCTAAGTTAACCAACTCTCTTAAATATTCCAAGCTTTCAACCATAACATATTTATCCTTTTTTTCATCTATGACTCCAGATGTTTTTAACCAATCCGAAAATTGCCAACTCTTATTCGAATAATCATTCTTTAAAGTTTCCACCTTGATCTTCTCCTCTTCTTTTTCTTCTTTCTCTTTTTTGGTAGCACCAGCTAACTCTTTTTCTAGTTCAAATATACTCTGGGCCAAATCATCTAGACCAGCAAATTCATTTTTAGGATCTAGGGATATCCAACTATTCATATTTTTTACAAGGTCCAAGAACTCATCCTCATTCGTTTCATACAAACTTAAATCACTAAACGTTAATCCATCCGCCATTAAATTCACAAAAATCTTCACATCATTTAAGTCTTGATTCTGATTAGTCTTACTGGCACGGGTCGGCGCAAAATTTATTGGACCCAGATCATATTTTAACAGATTTCCACAAATTCCCGCTAATGACATTTTATCACTATCCACTAATTTCATCAACCCCTTTAACGTATTATACGCCTTGTTATATGCTACACTACGACTTTTTTCATTACTACTACTACTCTCACCACTCTGACTATCTAAGCTTATACTCTGACTCTGACTCTCAGATTCTGAATCTCGACATAATGCAATACCCGACTGCCAGAACATTTTTAAGACTTTCTCCCTATGCATTAATTCAGAGTCATCCGTATCTTCTAAAGTTTCCAGCAGTTCCATTACCTGATTATCGACCTTCTCACTTAGAATAGCCCACGGACCCCAACTACAGTGATTAGGAGGTATTTCACATTTACTCAGATAATCATTATTCACAAATCCATTAAAATCATCCTGTGGTCTTACCTTCTTGTTACTATTACTATTTTCTAAAGCTATTTTATCAAATGATTCAAAATTTGCTAATTTTTGTTCTCTATAATTTTCCACTTTTTTTTGATTATTCGATAATGTCTTCTTATTATAGAAAGATTTTAATGTCTTTTTACTCCTTAATTGTCTCATATTATTTTTCTACTTATCATTTATTAGATTTTAGAATACCATTTTTTTACGACTATAATTAACCTTTTTTAAACTAAAGAGGCAACCAGGATATAATCAGGAATCGACAGGATATAACCAGAATCGCCGGATTAACCGGACTTGCTTGCCAGATTTACCGGACTCGCTTGCCGGATTTACCGGACTCGCTTGCCGGATTTACCGGACTCGCTTGCCGGATTTACCGGACTCGCGCAGCGAGGCCAATAGAGCATGGTCTCTTTAGTTTCGTAAGAGCGGTAGTCCCGAAGGGCAACCCGTTAGGGCGATCTGCTAAAGCGAAGCTGAAGCTGTAAGCCCTTACTTTATTCTAGTATATGGCGTAAGCCCTTTGGATGAAATTGACATGGATTTGCATCTGCGGGATAAGTATCCAACTCATAATTCCACTCCTCCTTTGGTAACTGATGCAACATATTCTCCAATAATTTCCTTCTCGGATTTACAATCTCCTGATTCGCTTCAAATATATATGGTGGATGCTGACAATATTGTCTATATGATCTTTCAAACTGATTTAATGCAGTATATTTCGGTTCCCAGATACCTATAAAATTGCCCTGCGAATCCTGCGAATTTATATTCCTAAACCTTAAATACAACAACATTATCTCATTCAATTCATCCGTATTCAAAAATTTTGCATTATTATAGTTATTATAGTTATAGTTATTATAGTTATTATAGTTATTATAGTTATTATAGTTATTATTAATATGAAGTTTCGGAAGAATCTGTGAACTAGGATCCGGAATATTTAAATGTCTCCCATTTATCATGTATAAAAAGACCAGAGCCGAACAATGTATCTGTAAACGTAACTCTTTAGCTCTGCAATATATCTGAGATAGAGCTTTATATGGTATAGGAACCCTCGTAAATGGATCACTCGGATATTGAGGATATGAATTACCCATATTACTACTATTCAAACATTGTGTTATATGTATTAATAATGTACGAATATCCCACCATGCAACATTGTTCATACATTCCGTACAACTTTCCTGATTATAACAATCATTACATTTAACATGATTATTCATAATTAAGGGAACCTTAAACCAATATTTTCGATCAATATTAGACCAAGAATCCTCACCAGTTATTAAATAATGCCTAAAAAATTTATCCAAATATGTATACTCCAAATCATTATACAATTTTTTATATATAATAGGCCTAATCTTATTTTTTAACTTCTTATCACACACAGATAAACATTTACCATTTTTTATTATATTTATATTCATTTAACCTATTTTACTTCTAAACTTTAACTTTTCCCTAAAGTCCACTTTTAAATTTCACACACAAAAAACGTATTACTATATTTAATACGCTTTTTTTAAAAATGATCTTTTTTAAAATAGCATTTTTTTACTAAAGTTATTTTATCGAATGATTAAAAATTTACACAAAAAAAATCCAAGAAAAAATATTTCTATTCTACAATTAAATGAACAGCAAATTCCTAGAAAGATGTAGAGACTTAAGGCTCAAGACGTTTAAAGAGATTCCAGGACTCATCCTTTTCTACGATAACAAGGTAATATGTTATAAGAATGGAGAATCTCAAGGATTTAAAAGCCTCGACCTTACCTTATACAATGCTTACAAGACGATCGCTCACAGTCTTATCTATTATTCCATGAAACATAAACAGAATTATTGCAGGTTAAGCGATGTTTGCTTAAATCTACAAAAAAGCATATTAGTCGATGCTAATGCCAATATGAGTATGAGTAGCGATGACATCTTGAACACAAGCATTGATAGTTTGATGCAAAAAGCATCAGAACTTTATTTAAACGAAATACACAAAGCAACTCAGAGCCTAAAAAAATTGGTATTTGAAAACACTTGGCCAACACCTTTATTAGTAATTGTCAGTGGTCCTTCCTCACCACGAATTGGTCATCCAGCTATGCAGTACTTTAGTTGGTTAACAAAACAGACTAAGACTTTCGAAGAACTTTCATTACATGGTATAAACCTTAAAGAGACGGTGAATTGTTACAACTCAGAATCCTCTTCTGAAGAATTAAAATCTTCTTCGAGATTTTTGTACTATGTTGAGAATCCTCAAAATATAGTTAATGCTATTGAAATTGGCCTTGGTCTTTATACAGAAAGGACTATATTCAGCCAGTTTAAGAGCATGAACACAGATATATTAGCTCAAGTTAGCCATGATTATCTAGTAGAGAAGTGTCAAGTCTTAACAGGAATTAAAAACCATAGAATATAAAATCTCAGCAATAATACAACTATATTGCAGCTATGATACAGCTAAATAACAGCTATAATACAGCTAAATAATAGCTACAATACAGCTATATAATAGCTACAATACAGCTAAATAATAGCTACTATAATAGCATAATACCGTTCGATGGTCCACGTTATTCGTTGCTCGACGACTTCGGCCGAGGAGCCGCGGGAACTTGTGGAAACCGAGACCTGGGGCGTTTACGAATTTTCTTATATATCTTACCATCTAAAATTTTATATATTACACCATCTATCATAAACTGTTAATCTAAATTTATGGATAAAAATTAAGCTCTTCTACTTTTACGAATCTTTTTTACATTCTTTGACTTTATCTCTTCTTTACAAGATTTACATGTACTCGCAGAACATGTGCTACGAGATTTAGAGTTAGTGCTACGAATCATAGTACGAGAATTAGAATCTCTAGATTTATGTGAATCTATTGACTCTTTATCTCTATCTCTATCTCTAGTATGAGATATAGAATGACGTGAACCACGAGAAGAAGGACTAAGAGAAGTAGAATGACGAGAACCATGGGAAGAAGAACTACGAGAAGTAGGATGACGGGAACCACGGGAAGAAGTAGGATGACTTGAAGAAGAATGACGAGAAGAGGAGAGACTACTACTACTACGAGCAGAGGTTGAGCGACTACTACGAGTAGAAGAAGTAGAACGACGTGATTCATTCCTTAATATTTCAGGATCAGAATATGAATACGAATCATCACTATAATATCCATCATCATTATAATAATTATTACAACATCCTCGATAATTAGGATAATTTGGATAACAATTATTATTTCCACAACTATAATTACTAAAATGATCATATGGCCAATCATCATATAATGGTCTACATGATTCATATGGTGGTCCCTGAAATCCATATCCACATGCAACTAATGGAGGAACTGGCATAGGCAGATTCTGAAAATATGGGTTAGGAACCATTGTTGTTATTGGCACTGGTGTTGGTGACTGAATTGGTGGTATTAAACCATAATTATTTATAAACGACATTCTTTTATATATTATTATACAATACAAATTAATAACTAAAATAAACTAAAGAGATCTTATATTGGCAAACAGATAAGAAGATAACTGACCTAGAGTCTCTTTAGTGAATCTTGCAGCTTCAGTAAGAATTAGAGAATTAGAGAATTAGAGAATTAGCGAATTAGCGAATTAGCGAATTAGCGAAACTGACTGAAGCTGTAAGATTTAGCCCTTATTATAAATTATCAATATCATATAAATCAACATCCCACCTAAATCTCTTTCCAAATGTCATTAAATCTCTACTATGTCTTAAATCTGAATCCCTTATATCAGCTATTATAAGATTTGGATCTAATACATAACAATTATAGAGATATCTCTCCTGCAATGTACGTAACGGACCAGAATCAAACGGCATATTAAACTTTATTATCTCTTTCATCAATTCATCGAATATACTACAGTCAATTCCCACCGCAAATGCCCCATCTGCCGTTCCCGCTGGATAATAAAAGTTCTTCGATTTTAATACCCTTTGCCAATTATGCTGTGTCGCCCCCAGATATAAAAGCTTCCAATCCTCTTTTATATAAGTCGGTACTTTCGCAAACTCCTCCAAGAATCTTTTATGAAACAATAAATCATCTTGCAAGACCAAGATTCTTTTAAAGCCACGCTCTTTCGCATCTCTTAACATCCTATAACTAGCTTTAAGGATAGCCCATGAACCCGCACTTCCTATAGCTTTCCTCTTATATTTAATTAATTCATGTCTCGTTAATGGCATCCTGCTATAATGTTTCCATTCATGATAGTGCGGTGATAAGGAACCATCCGTCGCCGAAAACCTTTCATAATTATAAATTCCCAATTTGTCTAAAGATTTCTTCATTGCTAACCATCTATCAGGTCGACGATCCAAATTTAACACATATATACGATCGAAATACGTATTCATCAAGTTATAATCATCTATCATCTTGTTTTCCAAGAATCCTAAATGCTTTAAAGCTAATTGCTGTTTTTGCTGATTCATAAATTTTTGATACAGCAAATCTAATTGCGATTTCCCCGATATTCCAATAAAATCCCTATAATTTTTAACATAATCTAATCCCTCCTTTTTATCACTAATAAAAGCTTCCACCAATTCAACCAGATCCTCACTACCTCTTTCACCCTCTTTCTCTCTTTCTTTATCATCATTATCCTTATCATTACTACTGATATTATCAGTATTACCTTTATTCCTATTTCTTACAACTTTTTTCTCCTTTCTACCATTATTATTACTATTATTACTACTATTATTACTACTATTATTATTGCTATTATTATTACTATTGCTACTATTATTAATATTATTGCTGCTATTGCTACTATTATTACTATTATTAATATTATTAATATCAGGATTCACACCTTTAAGAGTCTTAATCCTTCTCATCTTTCTTCTCCCTCAATTTAGTTTCTACTAGATTTTCTATAAACAAATAAAACACATTATATTTCCGAATCCTTAATAATTCTATCTCTTTATGCATTTTGTCCATCTTACCTTTATAATTATCTCTTTCATCCTTCTTATCTTTCTCTTTCTCTCTTTCATCCTTCTTATCTTTCTCTCTTTCTATTTCATTATCTCTTTCCATTTCATTTTCTTTACCTCTATCTCCTATATGAATTAATTGTGCTAATTCTCTATCGATCTTTGCAATATCCCCCTCTATAAAATCTATGTAATTATCTAATTTATCCCTATACAATGATAATGATACTGTTAATATCTCCGATTTTAAAGCTTTATTCTCTGAAACACAACACAATAATTTACCTGTTTTATCCCTCAAACTATTCTGTTTCACAACTTCTTTCATTAGATACTCTTTTAATTGCCGCAATATACTCTTTTTTTCATTAAATTCCTTTAATATACCACCACTCTTTTCTACATTCTCTAGATCTTGATCAAGATCCAGATGTATCTTTTCTTTCTCTCTTTCTCTTTCTCTTTCTCTTTCTCTTTCTCTCTCTCTTTCTTCTAAATCTTTATCTAAATCCTCTATTCTCTTTTTTAAAGTCCTTAATTCATTCTCTTTTAAAATAATTTCACTATTAATATCGACCCAATCCCTTATCACATTATCTAATGAATCTAAAAAGACTAAAGGCTTTTCTTTATATGTTACCAAAACATTCTTTGTATTCTTGTAATGACTCTCTATCGATAATGTCCATATAAGTATCGCATATAACTCCTTTCCACCCTTGTTTAACAGACTATCACTCAGTAAATTTCCACGATTCAATAAAAATAACTCTTTATTCAACTCGATCGTTATGTTATCCAATAGTCTTATATTCGACCATATCGGATTATTTAATAAAATAAATAAATCATTATCAAAGATTTTAAAATCTACCCCTTCCTCTTTACCCACTAAGACTTCATTGCAATTATACGATTCTTGCATTATACTCCTAATACTGTAACTTTCATTTATAGCAAAATTTATAGATTGGATCTCCAATCTTATCGCCAATTTCTCACTATAAAAATTCAACACCAACTCTTTATCCTGATTATTAAACTCAAATATACCATCTGCTAATATCATATAATCTGATGATAACACTCTTACACGTACTCCCTTCACTGAATCACTATTATCATTATCATTCATAGTTATTATTAGTCTATGATAATACCTTCTATCAGAATCTATGTCAATTATCGTAAATATTACATCTTTATCACCACTATTATTAATTTTCTTTACCACTATTCCATCTCTCGAAATTACAGTTTTTTGATTATCTTTCATTATTTTAGCAAGATTCAAAAGATTCCATACCTTTTTCACCATCTATATATGTAGTTAATCTTAAAATAAATTAAATTAAACTAAATAAGTAATAAAATAGTAATAAATAGAGTAATTTAGTAATAAAAAATAGTAATAAAATTTTTATATAAAAAATGCTAATTTATTAATAGTAATTTAGTAATAAAATTTTTATATAAAAAATGCTAATTTATTAATAGTAATTTAGTAATAAAATTTTTAT